TGATATGAATTCAAACTTCTATAGGTTGAATTGAATTTCATAAACTTTTCAATTCTTGTGAAATATTCTTCTCCGATATAACCTTTCAATAATCTATATCCTAAGAAATCTGGATATCGTAAGTATGACGTGTCTAAAATTAATGCTGAGTTCCAATATCTATCAGGATTGAAATGTTTCTTCTTAAATTCATATACTTTCTTAACAAGTTGTTCATATGAAAATATACTAAAGATATTGAAGGTTGACATAATAACGATACTTACTTTAGGTAAGGTTAAAAGTATCTTATCAATGTTATTAAATAATCTATCAAATTCTAAACCATATCTAACATACTCAGCTTGTTTACCGTACGCATCACAAGATGTAAATAAAACCACCTCTTTAACTCTCTCTTCACTTATAATTTTATCTAACTTAACAATTAGTTTATCAATTAATTCATCAGGAACACCTAAGTTGGTATTAATTGATAATTTAAGGTTTCTATTTGGTGTTTCGTTATCAATAATGTGGTCTAAAACTTTCCAAGTATCTTTTGACAATAATGGTTCTCCTCCCGTTATTCTGAACGTATCTAAACTATCGTATAGTTCAGGAAACCATTCCCAAAACGCCTCAACATATGGATTTTCTTCAGTTTGTTTATATGGAACGGTATCTCTATCTTCCATTCTTTTCATTCCATTAAATTCATATGATAATTGATAAGCACCAAACTCTTTGACTTCTTCCATCCATTTTGTGGAGTACTCAGGGCCACAATATGCACATTTAAAATTACATGTATTAGAGAAATTCACCTCAACATATTTTGGATTAAAATCGTCTCTCCAATTTGATTCTTTAATTTCATCAAAGTGAGGTTCTGACCATGGTTCTGAAGATTTAAAAACTCTATCAGAAAAAGAATCAGAATTATCTTCAACTTTCCAACAATAGTTACATTCTGTTGGTCTTTTATTTTCCAACATTTCACGTCTTGCTTGTTTCTTATGTTTACTATTATGTAATGCCGTTGGATTTCTTTTAATCTCATCTAAACCAACTTTATGTGGTTCAGGGTGATGACATGAGTGTGTTGTTCCGTTATGTAAATGCATCGTCACTTGTGTCCATTTAGCTAAACAAAAACCACAACCAACGGAATCTAATTTATCTTTAGTGATACTATAGTCAGTCATTTTCTTATAGTCATTTAAATCAACAATTTTCAATGATGTTAATTTATTTAAACTATCTTTTATATTATCATTTTTATCATTTTTCTTAAAATTAAAATAAGTTAAACAGTTATCACTTTTTGGTTGTTTCTCTAACTCAACAATATCCATAACACCGTCATAAACTGCAAAGTGATTAAATTCAATTTCGGTAAAACATCTGTGAGTTTCTAATAGTGAACTTGGGTGATGACATCCGAAATATAATGGTTGAAATGCATAATCAATTAATAAATCATCTTTTACCTCTATTTTGTCAATTAAGTTATAGTTGTGATAAAGTTCAAAATGTGAGTTCTTTTCATAGATAATTGAAATTGTTATTCCATTATGTAAATCATTCACATTTAATTTGTAATCCTTATGACAGTGGAATTCAAATTCTTCTTCGGACTTTTGTGTCCAAAATTCAAAAACAAATTTATCTACTTCATAATCGTAACTAATACCAAAGTTTTTACCTGGTATACCTATAAACCCAATTTTTTGATCTTGTTGAAATTCTCTCTCAACCTTAAATGTACTATTCAGAGTAAAACTCCTATTCATTAAAATATTAGTATCATTTTCTGTACTCAAAAAATATGGTTGCTTATAATCTATTTTTAAACCTGGTAATTTATTTTTCTGTAATCTAATCCTATCGGATAAACTAATGTTTAAATCGTCCATAATAATTTTTACCAACTTAATTTTTTGGTGTTGTATTAAGTTGTAAGAATAGTTCTTATTATACACCAAATACTTTTCCTTGAAATCAAAATAACAAATTAAACTATCTGTTCTATTTTTCTTATTACTATAAAATTTTTCAACAACATCTATATCCTCAACACCATTAAAAATACTAAAATGCATCATTTCCATCTCAGTAAAACATCTATGTCTTACTTGTTCAGTATCTGGATTATGTGCACCAAAGAATAATGCTTGATTTGTGTAATCGTCTATTAATGGGTATTCTAAATCTACATCAAAGAATGGTATAAAATTATGAAACAAAGTAAAATTCATTTTCTCTTTGTCATATTGAATGGTTATTATCATTCCGTTTTCAATATCGTTTTGATTGATATGAAAATCTTTATGACAATAAAACTTATCTTTACCATCTTTACCTTGTGTCCAATATTCAAATACGAAGGTATCAACCTCATAATCGTAACTTATTCCGAAGTTTTTACCTGGCATACCTATGAAACCAATCTTATTACTATCTTCATGTAGTTTCTCAACTTTAAACTCAATAGTAATTGTTGTACTTTCCGAAACCATTGGATTTTTATACTCAGGTTTATCGTCTCTAAGTAATTCCAACAACCACGGTTTTTTATATTCTACTAACATCTTTTCTCATTTTACAATTAATAAACATTGTGTTTGGATATAACGATTCATCAACACTATCAACATCCAATACTTCCAATATTTGTTTTAATCCATCTTGTTTATAATCTATTTTTCTTTGTTGCATTTCAGTAACAAATCTTTTTTCATTTTTAGCTGTGGTTTCTCCTTTTTTCCAATTACCATTAATAAAACCTTCATCTTCATGATGCATACAATAGAAATTACCTTCCTTTCTAATTGGTATGATATTTTCTATTACTTCAATATCTTCAGTTGTAATTTCAACGTTATCTGATTGATATTCTTGTGTTAAATCCAACTTTAGTATTGGTTCATTATCATCATTGAAAACTTCTTCTATGTCTTCAAAAAATTTATTGTATATTTTAACATCAGCAATTTTACCTTTGAAAAAATTCAATTGATTTGAACAATATCCTAAAATAAAAGGGTCAGTAAATGTATGTTTTTTTAATGTGTCTTCAATTAAAAATGGTTTATTTTCTTTAATTCCATTTTGATTAGTAACAAGTTCATCGTTTATATAAAAGTACATCTCCTTAGTCCTTTGATTATATGAAATTGTTACCCATGTCCATTCACTTTCATGTTTCTTAGCCCAATTATTATGGTACTTACTAAACATATCAAACACCGTCATATTAACAGTTCGTGAATTATTAAATGATAATCCCCAAGTCCAAGAATTATGTTTTCTTAAAATGGGAAACTCAACATATTTTTTTTCTTGGTCACCCACTAAAAAAATTGGTACCTTTTCAGGTTGTTGTTCCGCTTTAAATAAAACTGATATTGTGTGATTTTTAGTCAAACAATTACTAACCTCTTTTGTTGTAGGTAATAACATTGCCGAATTGTCTCCATTAAAATCGGCAACCATTTTATTATTATATGATTTGAAAATACGACCTGTGGTATAATTTTCAAAAAAACATCTATAAAATAAATCATCGTCTTCCTGACCCCAATCCCAATAATCATTTGAGTATCCATTTGTTTGATATGCCTGTTCTTTTGTAAATAAAACAACACCTCCGAAGTATTGGTCGTATCCTAAACCGTAATTGTATTTTGATAATTTTGTTGCAATATGTATTGGTGTTTTTTCAGGATAGGAATAGTCACATATTAGATTATCTTTATCTTCCGCTAACATATCCACATCATGCCAAGCCACATAATCACACCCATCTTCAAACGCATAATGAGCGGCAATATTCTTCATACCTCCTCTATTAAATAACTTATCATCTACTTGATGACCTACATAGAATTTATGTTCAATACCATTTTTTGTCAGATATTCAGATAAATGAGGAATTAATCTCTCAATATGTTCTTTTCTATTCCTATATGGAATACATATACCTAACTTATGACTCATAGACCAATATTAACTTCTAAAATATTTTTTACTCTGTGTTTACCGTGTTCTTTAAATTTCAAATCAGATAAACCGTCGTCCATTATTTTATTTTTATATACCTCATTATAAAATCTCAATTGATTCCATCTTGTTGCATCATCTTTCCATTGATTATTAACGAAACCATTTGCCTCATGTTTTAATAATTCAAATTTACATTGTCTTCTAAATGGTACTTTTATTTCTTTGAATTCTTCGTTGATGACATTTTCAACACCACAATCTTTAATAATACCATCATTATGATTACCTGATAAGTCAATCAATTTATAATTTCTTACGTAATTTGCATCATAATATATTTTTAACGAACTTGATGATTGATAATCACCGAAATCTTTTGTCAAAACTTCATTTGAATTTGTTGATATTTCTTTAACTTCGTCTTCAGTTAAAATAGTGTCAAAATATGCAAATGTATCAATTGATCCTCTATAATAATTTTGTAATCCTTCTCTATCAGGTTTACCGACTCCCAAATAAAATTTAGGTTCCTTCTTATAAAAATGAAGTTTCTTAAATGGTTCTGTTTCTCCAATAAATTCTCCGTCTTGGTAAACTTTAATTATATTATCTAATCTATCTAATGTAACTGTAATGTTAGTTCTATAATTTGTTTTAATATTAGAGTTAACATAAAGAACATTTTGTTTGTAATCAAATGCTGCGAAGTTATATCTTGAAAATGAATTATAACAAATTGCAAAATCATAACCTGGAACACTAAAAACCGTAAATTCATCTGATTTTCTTAAATGATTACATTCTAAATCATCAGGATAAAAATTAATAAAAAATGTCGCACTTGAATTAAAATCAATTGTATTATCTGATATTATTTTAGAATTTTTTCCATAGAATCTAAGTGTTTTACCTTTTCTTCCTTGGTTTTTATATTTTAAAACATCAAGAGGTACGTCTTTCTGTACGCATCTAAATAACAAATCGTCGTCTTCATACCCCCATCCCCAATACTTGTTAGAGTATCCATTAATTTTTTCAAACAACTCTATTGGAAACATAGTGACTCCTCCAAAGTACGTATCAAAAGATAATCCAGTTTCATTTTTTTCATCATCAATAAATGATGTTGCTAAATGTAATGGAACGTCAGAATATGAATAATCAACATCAATTGGTACCATATCAACATCATGAAACACAAGATAATCACATTTTAGTTTCTTAGCATACATGTATCCGATGTTAAGTAACATACCACGATTAAATTGTTTTGCGTAATCTTGATTAACAACAATTAATTCATATTCAATACCTTGATTTTTAAGATGAACATCTATTCTATCAATAAAGATTTTTAAATGTTCATCTCTTAATCTAAAAGGTACGATAACACCTAACTTATGAGATATCTGAGACATCAATATCGTTTTCTCCTTTAACTAATTTGTTATGGAACTCAGCCAAATAATATTGTGCTCTTTGATTCCATTCTTCTTTGTCAATTTCTTCAAACCAAATTGTTAATGCATCCAAAGAGTTTGCAATTTTTTCAAGTGCCTTAACTTTTCTAAGTTCAAGGTCTTGTTCTTTTTTTTCTTCTTTACCGGTACTCATATTGATATTATTTTTTTAATTAATTTATTCCAATTTTTATAATGACTAAATTCTGGTTTAGTTAAACCTAATTCAAACATGTATTCCGAGTTAACTAAATCTATTTTGAAATTTGTTTTTTTTAATTCTTTATACATTTTAAAATATTCATTTGAAAATGCATAATCTTCATTAAGGTTTGCAACATTCAACACTCTATCAATTGCTGTGGAATCCCATTTGAAATGATGTACTTGTACTGAATGTGTTTCAACCGGTGCAATCAATGGATGTGACCAACCTTGCCATCTCCAAGTTGTGTGATCCTCAATTTTAGCATAATGTTGTCCTGATGTCACATCAACATAACCTTTCATTACACATATTTTATTTGGACAAGCTTTACTCATTGGATATCTAAAAAATCCTGCGTTTGGAAACTGTTCCCATATTGATTGATTGTCTTTTAGTTCAACAAACTCACCATCTATTCCAATTCTATCTATAAATCCACCTCTTACAAGGTCCCAATTATTTTCTTCACAATCTTTTACTAATCCACGTAAATCATTATTTGGATATAAATGAAATTCATCAATATCAGCTATAACAAACCAATCAAATTGATTGATTTTCTTAACGTAATTATATAATTGTGTTACCTTTTCCCAATCAAAAATTCTTTCGTTAACAACTATTTGTATTTTTACGTTATCGTAATTTTTTATTACTTCAGATACATCACCACTAATTGATGGGTGTAAATCCGTTTCATAAACCGCAATTAAAATCTCATCAACCTGTTTTTGGTAATGTTCAATAAAATGTGGGAGTAAAGATGCTCCGTGCCCAATAACTGTTAATAATTTAATCATTTCTCTTATTAATTACCGTTATACCACTTGATGATGGTTTGTTAGGTAATATACGAAAATTATATAAATTAATCAAATTATATAAGGGGTTTTTTTCTAATTCCTTAACTAATTTAGATGGTCCGTCAAATCTGTGATGGTCTTTTTTTGAATCTTCAGATATTAATAGGTTTTCCTCGTAATTTGGATCGGTATCGTGTATAATGATAATTCCTTTATCTGATAAAATATTTGAATACAAATCAAAATCCAATTTAACTCCATCATATGAGTGATCCCCATCAATAAATAAAACATCTATCTTTATATCTTGTAGAACAAAGAAATTATAATAAGCATCTTCTGATGTTGATTTAATTAATCGTGGTTGGAATTGTTTGTGATAGTATGAGTTTTCATCCTCTAAATCATTTGGTCCTCCGATACCGTTACAGGCGTCAACAATATAAGTTACTCCGATATCTCCCCAATTAATATCGGGGTTACCTTCAAAAATATTTTGTTTGTGTAAATCAATTCGTGCTTGTGTCATAATACGGGGTATAAACCCACCTCCCGACCCGATACAGACACAGGTTTTTGCTCTCATATGTTGTATCAGTGAATAAACAACAAGACCGTCACCCATATGTTCTGTGGTTGCGCCGTGTGTCCATCTATATGGAACAGGTTCACCCCCATTTGTTGTGATATTTCCTGTTATGAAGTCTTGATTGGTTATCATTAAGATAATATAAGAAAAATATTTCTATAAACCAAACCTTTGTTTTTGTGATTCATAATTTTGTCTAATCTCCGCAATAGATAATTCTCTATTATACACACTAAACATACCATATTTACCTACTTTATTTTCACCAAATGTGTAACGAGCCATCAATGTTACAGTTCCAATTTGTGTTCCACTATTTCTCATATACAAATGAAACCATTGATTTGTTGGTAGACTTTGCATTGAAACGGTCGTTGATACTCCGTTTAAATACCACTGGTCCCAGTCGGTTCCTGTACTACCATGCCAAACCCATCCATTAGGCGAACCTGCTCTAGCATCTAATAAATAATTTGTGGTATTATCATTAATATATGCCCACAAACTAAATGTTTTATAATTTCTTATACTAGAAGTTAACCCATATGTACCTGTACCTGAAAACTCAATACAACCTCCATTAGAACTACTATATGTTGGGCCACCTATAAAATTACAATATCCATTATACCCACCCACATCTTGCCAATGGGTTGCAAAATCATAAGAAACTGTTCCTATAATATAGTCACCACTATCCGAATGATTATCATCTACATATTTTTTTATTACATAATGATTATCATCACTATCAACCAATAATATCTTTGAAATTCTTGGATGATGTGATGCAACTGCACTACCTTCAACATATCTCCAATATCTATGTGCACCAATTGGTGTTGTTAAAAATCCTGTTCCTGTTTGGTATGAGTATTCGGAATTATTTGACATTACCCCACTAAATGCAGTTGTCCATGTTGAATTATCATCACTCCATTGTACTGTATAGTTTGCACTTCTTAATCCGTTAAAAACTGAATATGTTTTTACTTTAACTATATTCTTAGTTGTACTATATGATAAGGTATTACCTGCATCTAAATGATATATTAACCCATTTGTTATAATATCATTTAATTGCTGTGATTTAACAATATTAACATCATACTTATTTCCATTTATATTAAAAGGCATATTATAATCCGTATTTAGTTTTTTGTGTATTATATAATTGTTGTACTTCTGGAAATGTTAACGCTCTATTCCATATTTGTACTGAATACATATTTCCTTTAAATATTAATCCACCAAATCTTGTTCCTAATTGTAATTGGTCTCCATTATCATTTGTACCAAAATTACCTTTAGTATATTGTGAACCGGTTGCGGCTAATTCTCCACCATACCAAGTTGTTTCAGTTGCACCATCCAAAGTCCAAACTACATGATATATTCTATTTGCTTGCCAATCTCCATCTTTATGAAATGCACTATTACCTTCATTGTATGTTGGAAATGTCCCATCGGTACCATTTCTAGTATAGGTGTGGATATACCCACTTTGATATATACCCAATTCATAATTACTATAATGTTTAGAAATCAATGCCTGTCTATATGGTAAACCGTTTTGTGGAACACTAAACCAACATGATATTGACATTTGATATTGCATTCTTAAACTTGGTGAATCGGATATATTGACCCAGTCATCTACACCATCAAAATATATACTACCAGCATTTGCACTTTGATATACTGCACCTCCTACTAATGTTCCATTATTACCATATCCACTCATATCATACCATGTTCCACCACTACCTGGATATGAATTTTTAATTGATGCATCTAAATTCAAAACCAAACCATTGTGTGGTATTCCGGTTGAACCCAATGTATTTGCAATTGTGCTATTGATTATATTTCCATTTACATTTATAGGCATATCTTATAATCCAAATTTTGTTTTTTGTATATTGTAATTATGTAATATTTCATTTAGTGATAAATCCCTATTATATACTCTAATACTATATAAATTTCCAGAAAATGGTTCTAATGTACTCGCCACATCCGTTCCTATTCTATAATTAACAGATGTTGCAATTGATGCGTTTAATGTTGCGGTATTTGATAATGAACCATCCAAATAAAGTTTTACTACACCGTTTGAATCACGAGTAGCCACCATATGATGTGTTCCAGATGTAATTGGTGCTGATGCTGCATAACACGACCCATTTATGTATATTCCATATTGTCCCGAAAACCAAATAGTGTTACTTGTATTTCCAGGTCCATAATTACCAAATAATGCACCTCCGTTTGCTCCTGTTATTGTATAAAAAGATTCAATAGTAAATGATTGATTTCCTGATATTATAGACGCTGTATTTAATTCAATATAATCATTTGAACCATCAAATACAATACTGCCACCATTTGTTGAACTAAATGTTGGACCATTTGTTAATGTACCATTAAATCCATTTGCGGCTATATCGTATATAGTCGTTCCAATTCCGTTATAACACGCGGGTATTGACATATCGTAATATAATCTCAAACCACTTAATGTTATATTTCTATATTCAAGTGATTTAATAATATTCGATGTAACTGTCGTTCCACTTATGTTTAATGGCATATCTATAAATATTTGTTTTATTAAGTTAATGGAACTCTATTATCTTCATTATACTTTACTGTGTTAATCCAACCCCTACTATATGCTTGAGAAACAATTTCATCTTTAGATCCAGGTATTGATTCATTTATTTCAAAAAATTTATCTACCGCAATTTTTACAATTTCATCAATCGCTATTCTTGCTCTTTCTTTCATGGCATTTTCTACCCAATCTTGTGGTTCGTAAGCAATATATTCCATTGCTAATTTTTCTGTGTCTGTTAATGTTACTGTATAATTCATATATTTTTATTTTTTATTAATGTAATAGATATCCGTAAAATTGACTATATCGTTGGGACGAAGATGTATGCATGTTTCCATTAGTACCATAACCAGAAACTTCTATATAATCTCCTGCTGTTAAACCAAAAACCCATGAAGGAAAAAATGTAATATATTCTGCAGCTGCCGTTGGTAAAGACAATCTTTGTTCGGTAAATACTGAACCATTTTTATTTAAAAAAACGAACATTGTTCCAGTAGTACTGATTTGAAACCAACCCTTCCATCCAAATGCGTAAACTCCCGTAATAGGTGCGGTAAATCTAGAGTTAGCTGTATTATAATGGTTTCCTCTATTAATCGTTGCGGTTTCATAAGTTAATTTTGTGTCACTACTAGGTGATTGATTTTCAGTTTTATGAGCAACAAATGATGGTTGATTTGGTAATGTAACATATCCACTGTTAGTAATCTCCAATCCTGTTGTCCACGATATAACACCATCTGCCGTACCATTACCAGCCATACCCATAGAAATTCCACCACCATCTTGTCCAATGTATGTTGCAGGTTGTGATGAATTTCTATATGCAAAAACCCCACTTGCATTTGTATATGCGTTTGATGATAGATATAATTGATTTTGCGTGTTAGTATTTGAAAACAAAACCTGTCCTCTTGGAAACACAACACCACCATATTGCGCTGGCCCAACATATGAATAATTTGTTGATCCTGCTGAAATATTACTATTTGTAATTAATGGCATATCTTATAATTTTTTAAGTGTTTCCACATTCAGTCAAGTTTATATTTATAAAGAATATGCTCTTACTATAAAGTAAAGATATCCATTACTATTAGAATTTCCGTAATTGTTTATCCAAAGGGTTCTACCAACACTAGGTACCATAACACTACTTTTCCATATACCATAGTTTGGAGTATATCCATCGGATTCACCATTATAAGTTAATAAAGCAACATCTCCTTGTGTAAGGTTACCAAACTCACTTGCAGGATTATTTCCTCTAGTGTCTACCCAATTTTTTTGACTTCCAAAATTAAATCTAGTTAACATAAAATTTTGATGGTCTGATATGTTTGCTGTGATGAATATATCCGCCAATAACCATCTTGCGGTGGCCGGTATACTTACACTACCAACTGTATATTGTGCATTAATAGTAGCAGTATATGCAATATTTGTTGCGGTTGGTCCGATTGGAACCATTTGAATTATTCCCGTACCGTTTTGCCTAATTTGTCCTGAAAAATTTACATTTTGTGAACTATCTATTGTAATAGCTGCGGTGTTGTTTGTCGCTAAATACATAGAATTGGCACCTTCTGCATGTAATGTTAAACCTCCATCTAAATTTGAATAAAAATATGCTCCATTTGCTCTGTATTGATTTGATGGTGTATATTGACTACCAAATAACGCTACACCTGCTGAGTTGGTACCAACATCATTTCCTAATTGAACATTTGAATTTGAAGTTGATAAAGTGTTTACAAATCTTGCAGTTAAACTACTACCACTTACTAATAATGAACCGGTAATAGTTGTTGTACCACCTATAGTTGCTATTCCTAAATTATTTAATGGCATCTCTAATTATTTTTTAGGAGTTGCGATATTAGGGTCAACTTCAGTTAAAGCAAACTTATATACTTTACCCTTCTTATTGTTATATAAGAATAAATCATCTTCACCTTCCACTATTGTCCAATCACCAATTCCGTTATTTAAGGATAAATCCGATGTATAAACCGTTCCCCATCTTTGTGATGACGATCCTAAATCTTGTGTTCCGTTTGCCGCTGGTAATACATTACCATAAAAAGTTTGTGTACTTCTTACAAAATCAGCAACAGTTGTTCTTGCAGATGAACCTCCACCATTGGATACTTGAAATCTAAATCCACTTGATACTGCAACAGATGATACTGAAGTTTGTATCGCATTTGTTTCATTATTATTACTTGAATATTGTGAGACAAATGCATCTGCAAATGTACCATCGACTCCTCCTGATGTTGCCGTGGCTTTACCATTTACGGTAATACCTGCAAAAGTGGGACTATTTGATGTACCTAAATTTTGATTAATATTAAATGAATTAGCGAATGAAGTACCTGATGAACCACTAGTTCCTGATGATCCCGATGAACCTGATGTTCCTGAAGAACCTGATGTTCCACTACTACCGTTAGATCCGCTAGAACCTGATGTTCCTGACGAACCATTAGAACCACTTGTACCTGATGTTCCAGAAGAGCCTGAAGAACCCGATGTTCCACTTGTTGCTGCAGTATATGATGTTCCGTTAATATTTAATGAACCCGTAATATTTAAACTACCTGTAAGATTATGATAATCATCCAAAGTGTCACCAAAATTATGTGAACCTGATGAGAAACTTTCTGTAAGATATGTAACAGATGAACTTACAATATATTGTTGAGCAATTAAATTTCCAACAACTTGTAAATTACCATTTACGGTTTGATTACCTGTAAATGTATTTGAACCTGTTGTTGCGTAACCCATTGAAGTTAATTGTGCTGAACCCGATATTAATGCCGTACCCGTTGAAAGTATTGAACCTGATATAATAATATCATCAGCAAAAACAACACTATTACCACCCGAACTTAATATTTTAAATCCGTCTTGAATTATAATGTTTCCTCTAATATCAACCGAACCTGTTGTTGGGTCAATTAATATATTACCACCACCTGAAGATTTCAATTGAATATCACCATCTGCAGTTTGGAATGTAATTGTATCTGACCCTTGTTCTAATATCTTTATTGATTGACCATTATCGGTTGTAATCTGTAATTCTTGGTTTGTACTACCCAAAACTTTTTGTCCATCAATATATAATGAAGCACTTGATAAGTATAAGTGTCTAAATGGATTTGACTCACTACCCAAATCAAATGAACCACTACCAACAGGTATTAATGAACCACTAAATGTTTGATTTCCTTTAAATGTATTTGAACCT